CACCGATGTCTGTACCCACCGTGAATGTTGCGTCGGCAATCCCAGAAAAAACACTGGCTATCCAACCATCACGATCAATGTATCCCTCTTTAACAAAAGGCTCTATCAATGATTGGCCAAATGTCCATGTTTGCCCGCCACTCAATTTAGGTAAACCAGCGTCATGCGCTTCAATCGCTCTACGCATGATTTCACCTTCAGGGAAAAAGCCTCTACCAAGATCAATTTCTGATGGGTCTTTCAATGCTTGCTTAGCGATTTGCGTAATTACGTTGCCTTCAAAAACAAGTTTCTTAAAATTTTCTAAACTTTCATCGTCATAAACTGGGATTGTTGTGACCATATATGGCCCACCAACTGATGGTGTTGTCATACGCCATTCAATAAGATTTTTACCAAATTGTGCTGCGCCAACAAAACCTACCGATGCGGCTCTTGCTGTGCCAATCGCTAAGTCCCCACCTTTTTCAAGATCGATACGCAAAGGAACAGGGCCAATAGATGCAAGACCTGGTATACCAATTGTATCTGGAGCGAGAAAACTAATAATGCTTTTAGGGACATTGAACGCTGTCTTTACGGCTTGGGTTACCATGCCTAGTTCTGCTGTTGCCGCCTGCATAAAAGATGGTTGATTTTGTTGTTCTTCCATCTGTATGAACATGTCCCACATTCTGCTAACTGTGGGGAATTTGCGGCGAATCATTTCAAAGTTTCCAGCAGTTAAACCACGTTGAGAATCAGATGTGCTTGGTGTTAGTTCTTTGCCATCTTTGTATAGGCTTCGCTCGTTGATGCCAGGGATTTTGTTCCATTCTTCCCAGCCGTTTGACAACAAAACTTTAATAACTTGAACTTCGTCCATTTCTAGGAGTTCTTTTGCGTCGTTAACTTTGGCAGGGATTTTAGTGTTTCGCCATGTACCGTCAGGGTCGACAATGTTCACCCAGTCAGGGTCATCTTGTGGCAACTGCATACGAGACATTACTGATTTGGCTTTCATTTTTTCGTATGCAAAAAGATCAGGCAAACCGTACTCGGATTCACCACTAGCCCTGATTTGTTTAACAACTTCTTGGGCGGCAATACCATAATCAAATACGGGATTTTGTTGTTTAATTGGTTTATTTTTTTTAGATGGCATAACCCCGCTTGGAGTCATTCCTAAACCACTTTCGGTTTTAAATTCTTCTAATTTTTGTGGTTGTTGGTTAGCGTTTTCTGTTGGCTTACTAACAATAAATTCTATTTCTGGTGTTTCAAAAAATTTTTCTGTATTGAATTGTTGTTCCGTTGGGGGAGCGTATTTAAACTCTTGACGTAGTTTGTTGGCGTTCAACTGGTGAACTGCCTGGGTGTTCACCTCAACACCAGATAAACCCAGAGATGCAGTTAGTTGAGGGTTTGTGTATTTTGCTCCGTGAACTGTTTTGCCTAAAATGTCGGCGGTTGATTCAACTAAGTTAAAATCCCATTCTTCGCGGGCTTTGCGTAATGCTTCCGCTTCTCTTTTTTCTTGCTCTAATTCTTCGTTAGTTTTTCTCATAGAAGCGGCTGGTTCTCTAATTCAAGCATGAGTTGAAAAACTGCGGGGTTAGGGTATTTAGAGTAAATGTATCGCACTTGGTCTGCAAGCATTTCACGAGAACCAGGTTGAAAAGAAGAAGGCAACGCTGGTTCTAATGCTTCTGATCCTGGTCCTGGCCCCATGTCGATACCTGCGGTAATTGGTTCGTCTGGTCGTTCAGTTGGGCGGTCAAGAGGCCCTAATGATCCTGGCATGGGTGCGGCGGGTTGTGGTGTTGGTGCTGCATCGGTTGGTGCAGACCCCATTGGGACTGCTTGTTGCGCGCGCATTTGCGCTGCGCCTTCACCATAGGTTTGTCCTGGTGCGACCATTTTTGCTACTTTTTTTGCGGGGTTACGCAAGTCTGAACGGTTTGGGTATTGCTCGGCCATTTAGATCATCCCTCCCATTGGTGGCATACCACCGCCACCACCTAGTTGCGCTAATAATGCGTCGATCCCTGGAGGGCCTGCTGGTCCTTCTGGCATCATTGGTTGTTCCATCCCCATGCCTGGCATGGCAAGTCCTGGCATTGTTTCAGGCGCGCCTGCTGGAGCCATTGCTGCCTGTCGTTCTTGCGCGCGTTGCTGCGCTGCCTGGATTGCTTCAGGTAGCGACATCTTGTTTGTCACTACTTGTTCTGCGATGTACGCCAAGTCATCTGGCTGGTATGGGCCGTTGGGGTCTGCGGCTTGTGCCTGGATTGAGGAAAGAAGTGCTGATTCAATTCCTTCGGCTACGATGCGGTCACGTTCCATTTCTGGATCGGTGATGAGCGGGTCGGCTTCACGGGCTGACTCTTTAGAGATAAGTCCTGTGCCAAGACGTTGACCCAAGCCGATGATGAGGCTGTTTACATCTGAACCTGATGCTGAGTATGCAACATAGTGGAAGTCTGTTTCCCACATTTTGTTTGGTGTGTAATCTTTGATTCCACCTGAACGCCCTGGGATAAAGAACGATTTTGCGTTGTTCCCCCAATACGTTTTTTCTAGGGCGATAGCAATTTTATCTTCTTCGACAAGTGCGTTAGCAAAAATGTCTTGGGCTTCTTGTACACGGAAGTCAACTGTTGCTGACAAGATGGACTCGCCTCTACGGCCTGTGCGAATGTTTGATCCTGATTCGCCGCCGAACTCTGCGGGGATTGCACCCTCTAGACGTTCTTGGCGTTCTAGGCGGTCAATAGCGACATCGGTTTTGTATCCAGGGTTCTGTTGAAGTTGTTGGATGTCTCCACCTTTGACAACTCCTAACTGTCCTGTTTTGCCGTCTGCGATTTGGATAATTTCTGGGTTTTCTCCTGGGCGGGCAACAAGGTATTCGTCGGGGAAGATGCCTCGTTCGATAGCAATTTCGGTGAGGGCTTGCAGTCTTGCGCGGGTGTAGTACATGCCGATCATGTTGTCGAACTGTCCTGATGGGCGGTCCAAGGTGATGCGTTGTGGGACTACTACAAGTGGCATTTCGGTGCGGTTTGGCATACGAGAAAGTTCTACTACTGGTGTTCCAGAGTAGGACAGTCCTGATACTGGGTCGCGGCCATCTTCTGTTCCTAGAACTGCAACAACAATTTCTGATCCGCAGACGTATTCCAAAATGGTGAACATCGTGTCACGTTTCGGGCGACCTACACGCAGGATGCCGTCGATCATTGAACCGTAGTTTTGTTGCAACCAACGATAGGTGCGGTGGTAGGTGAAGATGACGTTTTCTGGTACAGGGAAGTCAAGGTCTGTTAATGGTGATGCGAATGTTTCTAGCGGGTTGCGGAGATGCCATTCTGGTACACGCTTATCAAAGTTTGGTTTAATGAAAACTGGCGCAGATGAATACCCTAAAAGGTATCTTGCGCGGCGACGCATCTTTTGACCTAGTTTGTTTTCATCCCAGATGGCGAGCATGGCGCGTTTGCGGTCACGAGCCAGTTTCATGCTTCGATCATTGCCGTCACGCAACGGCGGGAAGTAGGGGACAGGCATTGTTGATGAGACACGCATCGACATTTGGTCGAGGCCCTGGTTTAACAGGTTTGCGATAGAGGATTTTTGGCTGCGGTCTAATTCCGATAAAGGTACGATTACGTCACCGTTTGATAGTTGACGTATTTGACGCATTTTTTCTAGCAATGGACCACGTTCTTCTACGCGGTCTTTATAGATTGCAGCGATTTCTTCTACCGATATCATTTACACCTCAAAAATCCGACGCAGACCACCACACAAGATAGCACATTAACGGTTTAACAACCATGATGGTCGCCATTGACGTGGAGGTGTTTTGACGGTGGTGAGGTTGGGAAGGTTTAGTAGCCCCATCCAGATCGCCATAACGATGTCGGTGTCTTTCTTTTTGTCTCTGTGCCAGGTTGTTAACTCTGTTACTGCTGCGAGGGTTTTCCAGTTGTTTTTCATGGTTGGGAAACGGATTGCCCCTGAACGGACGATTGATGGAAGCAAGGATTCCACTCCGAGGGTTTCGTCTAGTTTGTTTCTGTGGGTGGTGTGGGGGACTACTTGGACGTTTTCGCGTATCTGCCATTTGCGGATGAAGTCGTGGGCGAGCAGGAAGCGTTGTGCGGCGTTGATTTCTACGATCCAGTGGGAGATGGGGTAGCCGAACTCTTGGGAGCGGTCTTGCCAGTCTTGCATGATGCCTGAGTATTCACGGTTTGTGGTGTCATACCCTAGAAGTTCTTCGGCTGTGAGTTTTTTGCGTTCAATGTCGATGATGTAGTACAGGTTTGTTTCTGGTTGGTAGATGTACCACACCAATGCCCAGAACATTGTGGGTGACGGGTCTACTGCTACTACCGATATCCAGGGGTGAGCAATGTTTTGGGGTGGGTAGCCTGGGTATCTGTCGTTGTCGATGCAGCCGATGTATTCCACGCCGTCTAATCCTGTGCCGCCTGTGATCCATGTGCGGTCTATGAGGCGGCCATCCATGTCCATGTCCTCTTGTTGGTAGACAACTTTGAACACATCAGGCTTGTTTTGCTTGATGAATGACAGGTCTTTCCACGATAGGCGTTTGGGGTCTAGCAAGGGGCCGTCTGGGTAGGGTTCTGCTTTGAACGCCCGCGATTTGGGGCCTGTATCTAGTTCTTCGTAATACGCTTTGTAGATGATTTGTTTGTATTTTTTTTCTTTGTGGGGTTCCACTGATTGAACATCTTCTGGTGAAACCACATCAGAACCGTCGTAAGACATTTCTTCGTCGATGTCCCAGGTTTCTTTAGCGAGGCAGTGAGCGTATAAATCTCCAGAGCCAAGTCTTTGACCGACAACTGCAAGTAGGCCGCCTGGGTCACAGCGGGCTTCAGCCACGTTGTCCCATCTTTCCAATAGTTTGTCTCGTGCGATTGATTCTCTAGCGTTGTCTGGGGATGCAACGTCGTCAAAGAGGCAGAGGTCTGCGCGGTGGCCAATAAATTCTGATTCGATTCCATAAGCCCTCACTGTTGCTTCTTTGTTGTCTAGGCCGTTGCCGTCCCATTGTTCGACCACGAATTCTTCTGATCGCCATAATGCGCCTTTATCGGTTGGTTTGAACCTTCCGTAGTCTAAAGAGAGGCATCCTTCGGCGTTTACTGCTAATCCTTTTTCTACAAGGATCGGATCGGGTTGCAGGGGTTGGACTCGTTCTAGTGTTTCACGGATTCGTCGGGAGTATTGTTTGGCTAACCCCATTGAGACTGAGCCGATCATTACACGGATTCGACGGTTACGACAGATCGCCCATACAGCAACATCGTGGATCAATGTGGATTTGCCTGCACCTGGTGGGACGTTTAGAACAACAAATTCTTTTTCTTCTGCTTCTAGGTATTCGATTAGTTGGTTGGCTGCTTCTACCTGCCAAGGGCTAGGAACACGAGCAAGATAGTAGCGACGAAAAAAATCGAAATCAGTGAGTCCACGTTTAGCCTCCTCACATAAATTGTCTAACGGGATTGCGGATGGTAAATCGATGATGTCGGAGATGTCTTGGTAGGCGCGTTGTTGTCTGCCGCCTGCTCCTGCACCACGGGATGCTTTTGTTTCTGCTTCATGTTTTGATGCTTTAGCGGCGTTTAACCGTTTCACCCAACGTGAGCCTGTGTTGTAGTGAATACCAGCCATCGATGAGGCTTCTTTGATGTTGTGTCCTGCTTGGATTAACGCAAAGAAACGGGCTTTGTCTTGTGGTGGTACTTGTCTTTTAGTCCCCAAAGGGACCCCCTATTTCTTCTTTTTCTTATTTCTGTTTTCCATGTTGGTAACTGCGCCTTTAGAACCACCTACTACTGCTGCAGCACCTTTACCTCCAGCAACTAAACGCTGGTTCGCGATCATGGTATTTTTGCCTGCTTTGACTGCGGCACGAGATGAGTTTGCAAGACTTGATGCTGCTGCACGAGCGGGGCTTTTAGTTATAGAAATTTTTGATATACCACTCATAGACATTGATCCACCACCGCGAGTAGTTGCATTTGCTATACCGAAAGGAGGTCTAATGTTGCGTGTTGTAGTTGCTGCACGTTCTGCTGCTGCTGTTGCTCTAGCGGGTGCTGATGCGCGAACTGCTCCTGCTGCTTTCAAAGCACGAGAACTTTGTATTACTTTTCCAACACCTGGGGCTGCATATGCGGCTGCTGTAATAGCAAGGTTGCGAGCATTGCCAAGACTTGGGTTTCTAACAAAACGCATTAGATCGCCTGCACCAGAAACTTCATAAACAATACGA